GGAAATCATTATTTCTTCCGCTTCGATTTCTTTTTCGGTTATGCGTGTCGGGTCTGCATCTAACAAAGCCTTATATTGTGTGACTGTAACGACTCTTTCCTCAAATCCGCGCGGGTCCTCACCAGATGAGGCGATATTTTTTAAAAGAGTTCCTTTGCTTGCATGATCTTGAAATTCCCCAACCCGTCCTGTCGTTTTATTAATTATTACTCTTGGCATAAAATATTCCTTCAATTATAATTTTGTTATTATGCTATTCCGGCATAATAAATTGTCATTGTTCCTGTTGGCGATCCTCCTACTGTCCAGGTGACTGTGAACCCATCAGATCCAAGTGTGGTCACTGTAAATTCTGCTGTAGTCGCCCCCGCAGTCACGAAAGAAACCGCCTTTGCATTAGCTCCCCATGTATTTGTCCCGGTTGGAGACCGTTGGCTCAGTGACCCTGGTGTAGTTCCATCATCAAAGCCCACTGACATTTCATTTGACGCACTTGCTCCGACACCAGCATCAAAGATAAGAAGTTTCGGTTGAAAACCCATGCCTGTTATGGCTTGTGTGCCCGCTCCAAGAGTAAGATCACGAGTGAAACTTCCAACCTTCACTTGGGTAGAGCTAACTCCATCACTAATTTTCCATAACGTCACCCAGGCGGAATTAGCGGCATTGCGCTGTTTCATAAAGCCGCTGGTGGTATCCGCCCAGAGCATATAAGCAAAGGTCGTGGTCGGAGCGGTTGCCTTGCTGTTTTGGGAAACAATCGCACTTAGCGCATTATTTGTATCAACCCTGAAATTCGCACCAGATTGATCTATTAGATTATAATCATGTTCTGCCATTACACCACCTCATCCGCCGTTATAGTTAATGTTGAAATTTCTATGTTGAAAGTTGGATCGTTTGTTGAAAGATCGGCCTTAAATTGAAAAGCCCGCGCCGTATAATCAGCAATAGATAAAATTTTCCACGTTTCCCAAGTCGGTGATCCGCTCGGATCGTCGTCGGTTTCCCTTACAAAGAGTTGTATGTCAGTTTGCGCTCCAGTTGTGCCGTCAAAACTTTCCCATAGATCCATATTAGTGGTCCGCGAATCTATCAAGTCCGCAATATTATTTGTTATTGCTGATATCGCCGCCGTCATTCTTACAGTTTTTACAGAACCTAAATCAATCCCAGTAGTAAATGTTTTTGTGCCAGTCAGTGATATGCCGCCCTCGTTATCCCAATCATTGATGGAATCTATAGTTCCCCAGGTATCAATATTAGCCGCCCCTGCAAGTTTTAATATACTATCAACAGAAACAGTGTTTGAATCCGTCCCGGAAAAATCAGGAGCATAAGCGAGCGTGCTTAAATTTGTAAAGGTAAAGTGAGTCGGACTTTTTGTTGATATTAACGCCGCGCCAGTACTAAATATACCACTGGAATCTATTGCTTTGACAAGATAAGTCCCCTCTACTAATGGCAAAGTCACTGAATTTGCGCTTCCTGGAATCGCTTGTCCGATTGAAACGGATGCTCCCCAAGTCGCCCCTGTGAGTGCTGACGAATGCCTGAAAACAATCGTCCCGCCTTGCCTTACGTCCAGATCTGGATGCTGTGTCCAAACTAAAACCGCAAGTCCTGAAATAGGCGATATTGATAATCCAGTTACATCTTGCGGGGGGATTGACAACCCAAATATTTCTTTCGTCACGGTAGCGGATTCTTTTTCCGTCCGGCTGTCTGTAATAGCCGTATATTTAAAATCATAAACCCCTGGCGCAATATCCAGAATATCATAAGAAGTTGCATTTACTTCTGGTTGGATTAAGAAGGTTGAATCTGTGCTTAATTTATATGCAACCCGGTATGAGTTCACAAACCCGTTTTCTGTCTCGGACCAGCTTACCGTAGCTTTTGCCTTGACCCCTCCAGCTTCTTTTGTCGAAAATAACGATTCAGAAATAGATGGAACAGAAAGATTTCCAATAGTCAGAGGATTTATAAGGTTTGTGTTTGGAGCAGGGTCCAGAGTCGTTTCCTCGCCATCCGCCCAATCATAAACAGTTGACGCTGTTTCTCTTAAAACCAAATCAATACCTAACCGCGGGGAATCTTGCCCACCCCTGTTTGCAAAGGCCCAATCTGTTACCTCAAAAGGTTTTGTTGTCCATCCCATGCGTGTATTCGTCAGATTTACCACGTCCCCGATCTGGACACGCAATCCGTTTAGGTTAACCGGGTAATTAACCGTGATTTGTTGCCTGGCTTTTTCCAATTCAATCTTTGCCAGCCTTTGCGCTGTTGCGGAGGATGTTGTGAATGCAAGTGAAATATCCTTAAAAATTTCCTCGTTATTATCCTCAGTCAAATAAGTCGCATTCGTTACAATCGGGAAATCGGTCGGATTATAGAAATCACCTGGATTGACAAAAACGCCTTTTACACGGTTAAATATTTCTTTCCGTCCGATCCTTGTTTGAACTGAAATAGGCCCGTCCAGCACGTCCTCATCAAATGTTATGGTCGGGGTTCGATAGGCCCCAACATATAAGGCCCATTTACCACCCTGATAAGTCAAGGTTCCAGCGCAAGCCGCCAACATTTCCTGAATAACGTCTTTTGGGTTCCTGCCCGTGTCTATGGTTCCGTTTATTGTATATCTTGGTTCTGTCGCCCCTGTTGTTAGTGTTATCGTTTCATCGCTTATATTAGCCGCCGCGATGAAAGCTGTATCATCAATCCTCCCGGTCGATTCACCAAGGCCGTAACTGGTATTAATCAGATAATCCCTGATACACAGAGCCGCGTTGTTTGTATATCCAGTCGATAAATCACGTGGATCATATATAGTATTGTTTCCCTGTACAATAAAGGTCGCATTCGGCACCCCGTTCGGGAATTGGCTCGATAATCCCTCAATATAGACCTTGGCCCGTCCGGCCTGTTTGTGGTTTGTAGTCCAAAATGATGGCACATTGGCTATCATTGCTGTATTAAAATCTAAATCGGTCGCTGTGGTTCCCAAACCAGCGACAACTCTTGCAAAACTCGCACGAGGTCCAGTATTCACAAGTCCCGTTCCGGTCAACCCTAATAATTCATCATCAAACCAATATTCGTCAATGGATTTTATTGAATGCCCGGCGATTGTCGATACCATGTGAAATAAACCGCCAGAAAAGGTAGTTTGCAGAAATGTAACAACACCTGCGACTCTAACCTTTCCATAAATCACCAGATGATTAGATATCGGCTGTTTTACGGTTTGCGTTCTGGCAGATAATGCAGACGTAAAAGATTGCCTTCCTGGTTTTGGAGTGAGGGCCTTTGAAACAGCACCTAGCGCAAAGGTTGTCCCAACAAAAAATGCGATAGCCACAATATTTCCAAGTACAACCGCCGCTAAGCCAGATGTTACACCAGCTAATACTGCAGCATTAGCGACCGCAGTTGTAATCGCTGAAAAGGCCGCGCCTGGCATTTAATTAACCCCCCATGCTTTTATAATATTTTCAACTGGCATGAAATCAAGCCCTTCCTTTCCCTGAACCGCAATAGTCCTGCCTGTCATATCAATGACCCCTAATGCAAGCCCACCATTCCCAGGAACAAGACCGACATCCCCGCGCTTTGCTTTAAATTTATTAACTTCTTTCATTCCGAGTTTGGAAAAAATTTTATATGCTAATTGTGGCAAGTCCGTTGCCACCGCTTTTATTCTTTTGTATGCTCCTGACTTGGTTTTATAGGTTCCTCTGAAATCCTTTGCTGGATCTTCACCGGTTGAATTGAATACCCAATCGCAAGTGAACATACAACAATCCACAGTTCCCCAGTCCCGTTTTAAATTAAGATGCTTCTCAAGGTGATCGTTTAATATTGATTCCCATACAGATTTTCTTTTAAGCATAGACAACACCCTGCTCATGCCTGAAAATAACATCTGTATCCTGGCATTGCCGTTCAATAGATTTTATCCATTGTGAGTCAGCTTTTCGTTTCGGTCCCCAGCTTTCCTCGACCACACCTACTACTTGTATCCCGTTTAAATCAAGCGTTCCCAAATCTTCAAGAATCGGGCATATTGAAATAAACCTGTTTTTTGTAAGTACGGTTCGCAACGCTTCAATCCGCCACTTGCAAGATTTAGAAGCTACAGTCACGCCAATATAAATATTGGCCCCCCATGTCAACTTCTTTGCAAGATATCGCAATCGGTCCGCCCGTTTTGTGACGATTTCAAACCGATGCTGGCTTTGTTCATTCATAATTTCAAAAGCCAGAAAAATAAACTCATCAGGAACGGAGTCATGAAATAAATCCGATCCCAAGGCCACATAAAATGTTTTACTGGATTCCGTTTCTTCCGGGCGGGTCAACCGATCTGGGTGTAAGCGCACTCCGAATCCATGTTCAAAATCATGTCCGGGGATTCCTGTTTTTTCGTTAGCAATATGAAGTGATGGGCAACTATCGCATCCCGGCCCAATATCTGTACACCCGGTTACGATTTTCCAGTTGATTGCCAGTCCATTCAAATGTCTATACATTATTGCGCCTTAATATTTGCAACCGCCGCAGCATTATTTCGCGATTCAAACTTAACAACCGCGTCCTGTAACCCTGGCACAAAATCAAAACCTAAATCAGTTGGATCATCAATCGCCTGATCCTCTTTCGTATATCTCCTGACCCTTGGTTTCTCTAAAGTTATCATTCGGTTTTCGCATTTAATCCCGATGGTTGCAGTTTCACCTAAATCAGAAATAATCGGGATATCTGTTTCCCCTGTAAACAATTCATACGGATCAACAATTAATGCCTTTGTCGTATTATCGAAAAGCCCGATAAAAACATTTGCTTCCTTCCCTTGTCGGATCTGGCTCAGGGCCATTGCAATATTGGATGCGGCTATCCCTTCCAAGGTCAATGTGATTCCGTTTGCCTGTAAATCCCGTGTTTCCAAAATATTCGATACTCCGCCAAGATCGCCTATGCCTTTATATATTTCAGAATTAAAGATCAAGTACCCATATCCTGTCCAGACCCTAAATAATCCACCTGTGGTATCTATTTTTACTAAAAGAATCGGAAGAACGGTATCAGATTGGACGGCTGTATCCACAGCAGATGTTAACGCTCTAGCCATTAAATCGCCTCCTTTATCGGAAAGGTAATCCCGCTATAAACAGGAGTCGGTGAAAGATTCCAGCTTTGTTCATTTGTTGCCAGCCTGAATAAACCTTGCGCTGATTGAACGACAAGCGGATCATTATCGGCAGGAATTAGATTTCCGCGTAGGTTAGGCCAAATATCAAATGTTGCGTTTCCGGTTCCGTCGCTGTTTGCATCCGCCAATACCTTATAAAGCCTTGCAGTCGATGATGTTCCGAGTTGTATCCAATCACCTGCTAATAAAATCCCTGTTTGGCTTACCGTCCATCCGTCCGTTATAAGGCTACCGCCAGATTGACTTGCCCCATTAACAAACGGGGTTCCGGTTGCTATTCCCCGCGGAGTTTTTCCGGCGGGATCTCCAAAAAGAAACGTGCCTTCTTTCCCGTTCAGGCTCAATAAAAAAGCCATCCATGTTTCAAATGATGCTCTGCTTACGAATGGAGGTAATGTTATTTCACCCTCCCACCATTGACCGGGAAAGACTTGTGTTTGTGAAATGCCTGTAAACGGGGAATTACTTTGCGCAACAATGCTTTGTTTCCGCAAGGTTGCCTTTGCAATGCCTGTGATTGTCGGAAATGTTAAAGGGAAGGTAACACTCATGCGAATGCCTCACCAAACGCCCCACCGCGCTGTTTCGCATCTAAAACGGCAGATTTTGCCGATGCGTTAATAGTTGGTAGCATGTTCATGACCTCAGCCCTCACAGTTGATTGGACCCCCAGGGAAAAGTTTAGGTTCTGGACCACTGTTACACCGCTTCCAGTCTGTTGCCCAGGGGGTTCCACGGTCACACGTTCCCCTTTACTCGCTTTGAAAGCCACTAAATTATTATCAATTCCACCCTGCCCACCTACTGTGAACTGGCCCCCACTAGCAAAACCAAGAAATTTCGTTGCCGCTGAAAATCCTTGCTGTATTAATCCAGAACCACCAGAACCCCCGCCAAATAAGGGTTTTATAAAAGAGTTTCGTATGAAAAGCCGTAAAATATCGTCTATTATTGCCTTGGCTGTAGCCTTTAACCCCTCAAGCGCACTCGTAGCACCTGTCACAGCATTTACAATCGCATTCTCAGTTGATTGTCCAATACCTATAAAAAACCCTTGTAATTCAAGGTTTGTATCTTTTGTTTTTTTGCTGACTTTTTGAAGGTTATCTATAGCCTTTTGTGCTGTTTCGGATGAAAGAATTCTTCCTTGCTCGCCGTTTCCAAATCGGTTTTCTTGACTATTAAAAACATCTTTAATTTTTTGGACAGCAATATCTATTCTTTCAGAATCCGTTATAACCGAGTCCGCAATTTCTTTTGCGCGTTTCTCAATTTCACTTAACGGACCACGTTGCCCTTGTTCGGTTCCTGCCGCCGTAAAGAATCCTTTCACGCTGTCAGCCGCCGCTTCCGCTGATTCCCCTACTTTTTCATATGCTTTGCTTTCATTGAATAATTGCTCTTTTGTTTTTTTTTGGCTTGTCTTTCCGCCTTTTATTTTGCCAGCGTCTAAAACTTCCTGTCTTGCCTTTAATATCTTTTCGATTTCCTTTAGTTCTTCCTGTGCTTTCTTTTTTACAAACTCCCTAGATCCGCCTAAAAAATTCAAAGGATGCGCGTTGATATCCGCTATTTGCTCCTTTAATTCCTTGGCCTTCTCTTTCAATTTTGCGGTTTCTGCTACAGCAGGAACTATGCTTCCTATAACTTTTTGCAATCCTTTTGCCATATCTATCAGGGCTTGTGCTGTTTTCCCTATTAATTGCGATAATCTTAAAAGCAAATCAAAGAACAGTATCTTTAAAACCTGTGCTAATGCTGAAAGCGTATCATTCGTTTTTTGCGCATTTGCGATCAAATTCTTATCAAGAACAATTCCAAGGCTTCGGCCTAATTTTATGGATTTCTCAAATGTTTTATTAGCATCATCAAAGGCCGCTGTCATCAATAGGCCCGCTTTACCAAAGGCCGCATCTGCGATTGCCAGCTTTTGAGCCTGCGTAGTGGCATTTCCCATTGCCTTGAAGATTAGATCAAGTGAATCCTCCATGCTTCCGGCTGATAAAACATTTTTGAGTAATTCTGAATCCGTCCGCTTCAAGCCCTCCGCTAATGCGCCAAAACCGTCTTTAGCCTTACCTAAACGCTTCCCAAAATTCAATAAACCCTTATCAACCGTTTCCGCTGAAACCCCTGCCCGGTCAAAAGCAAATCTCAATTCCTGCAATCGGTCCGTTGTAATTCCGATCCGTTCTGCCGACTTTCCAATGGCATCGGCAAAATCCAGAGCATTTTTTGTAAGCTTAACCAATATCCCGGCAGAAAGTATCCCAGCGAGTGACCCTTTTAAGGCATCAAATCCCTTATTTAAGCCCTTTAATTTTTTCTTGGACTTATCTATACCCTTGGTAAACTTTTGCGAATCTAGGGTAAGCTCCGCCCGTAATTTACCTACTGTAGTAGTAGCCATTATTTTTTAACCATTGGTTCAAAGATTGCTATCAAAATCTTTTCCTGTTCTTCAGGTGTTTGTTCTTTCGGCCCCTCAATGTAGAGGCCTGCGCTTTTCTTCAACTTCTTTTGACGTGCCATAACTTCATTCCACCACGCGGTTTCTATTGTTCTGTAAAGCGCACCCTCACAAAATAAGGCCGATTCTCTCAATGTCATTTCCCAGAATTCATCGGGCTTTAATCCGGCTCGAACAGATGCTTTCAGCGGTTCCTCCCATGTCCAAGGCTTTATTTTCCCTTTTTTTTTGCGCCTGTCAGTGTTGGAAACGCCCCGGCTATTGCAGTTAACAATCCTTCCACTAACACCACATAATCCGTTTTGTCGATGATATCGCTTACATCGTCAAGAGTCATTTCCCCGTGGTGCTGGACCAACCCACGCCGGAAAATAACCCGTGTCTGATTCATACTCGGCATTGCTTCAAACATTTTCAAGATGCCCTGGATATCTGCGCCTAGATCTTCCTCAAGTGCGCATAACGCTTTATTCGGGAATCGGATTGTATAGGAAGATTCACCAGCTTTGATTGTGACTTCCCCGCGTTCCTTATTGTTCATAAAATCCTTTCTATGCGATGGTCACGGTTCCAGTGATTTTCAGGGAAATGCTTGCGCTGATAATTCCATCAACTTCAAAGCTATAGCTGATACCGACAATCAACGCCGTAAACGTAAACAGAGTTGCTCCCGTGTTAGGCATTAGTAATTCAAAGTTCCTGGCTGTACCCGCGTCCATATCGGTTTTCAATCCGGTCTGTGTTGCATTGTCTCCGATAAAGTTGATGTCAAAAGATACCGTCCCGCCATCCTGCAAAGTTGCCACGAATTCACGGAAGTTTCCAGTACTATCCATATTCGTAACGTCCAGCGTATCCCGTGAAATATCCGGTCCTGATATGCTTTTTACTTCCGCAATGGTCGTAAATACTTCTGGGTTAGCCGCATCACCTGCTTTTAATAGAGTTCCCTTACCTATAACCGCACTAGTCATGTTTTTTGCTCCTT